GCAACCTGCAAGACGGTTTGCTGCCAGGTCAATTCTATCGTAACGTTTCGGACTTTGGCTCTGGCTCGACTCTGCATATCAAGACTGTTGGTACTGTTACCATTCAGGACGGTGCTGAAGAAGTCCCATTCGACTACACACCTATCGAATCGGGTGAAGTGACCCTGACCATTACTGACTATGTTGGTGATGCCTGGTACGTTACTGACGAACTGCGTGAAGACGGTGCTCAAGTTGAAGCCCTGTTGTCTGCTCGTTCGCAAGAGTCTACACGTGCAATTCAAGAAACCTTTGAAACTCGTTTCCTGAAGAAGTGTAACACTGCTCAAACTAACGCTAACGCAAACACCATCAACGGTTTTGCTCACCGTATTGCTTCCGCAGAAGTTAACAACGTTATTTCGTTGAACCATCTGATTGCTATGAAGCTGGCCTTCGATAAGGCTAACGTTCCAATGGCAGGTCGTGTCGGTATCGTTGACCCTGTGGTTGCCGCTACTTTCGATAAGACTGTTTCGTTTGGTCGTGACGTCACTCCTTTTGCACAGAACATTCTGGAAAATGGCTTTGCACGTGACCACACCTTCCTGATGAACCTGTATGGCTGGAACATCATCACTTCTAACCGTCTGGATACCGGTACCTTCTCAGATGGCACCACTTCGGTCTCTAGCTCTGTAGCTAACGTCTTCATGTGTATCGCTGACGATAACACTAAGCCAATTATGGCTGCATGGCGTCGTATGCCTAAGGTTGAAGGTGAACGTAACAAGGATCTGCGTCGTGATGAATTCGTCACTTCTGCTCGCTGGGGCTTCGGTGCTCAACGTGCTGACACCTTGGGCATCATCATCACCTCGGCTGTGAACTCCTAATCTGAAAGGTATCTAAATGTCTTTTGAAAGTTTGACCGGGCTGGGAGTTTATTCCAGCTACGGTAAGCGTGACACTGGCGGAACTGTCGGTGTTGAAACAGGTGATGGCAGCACTCGTGACTACTCTTTCGCTTTTACTGGCGCATCGATTAACTCTGGTTTCTTGCCTCCTGTTACATTGCCCAAGGGCGCTAAGTTCGTCAAGGCCTTCCTTCGTGTTGACGAAGCATTCAGCCTTGGCGGTACTTCCCCAACAGTTATTTTTGGTGGCACTGCTCCTGCAACGGACGGTATCGTCTTGTCCAAGACTGAACTGGAAGCTGTTGGAAGTAAAGTTCCTTCGTCCACAGGTACTGGCACTTGGGCTGTTGGTTCGGCTACTGGCCCTCTGACTGCACAGAAAATTACTAAGACTTTGGGTGGTACATCGCCTACTGTCTCGGCTACGCAAGGCAAGGCCACATTGATCCTCACATTTGTCAATAAGACAAAGGTGTAATCTAATTAAGGAGGCTTCTCAAAAGGATGCCTCCTTTTTTTATTTGTCAGGAAACAAATATGACGGTGCAACACAAAGATATTCCAGAAGCACAATTGCATGAAGCAAAAGGTGCCTCTACTGCATCTGTTGGACAGATTCTAACAGCTACTGGCTCAGGAACAGCTACTTTCCAGACACCAGAGTTTACAAAAATGGTAATGGGCTGGTGGGACTATAACGATACAGCAACAGCTACAACTCCTATTGCCCTCACCGCAGCAGGGACAGAGTACCAGCTAACAAACAACGGATTGGGCTCGTATACGAATACGACGTACCACCTTCCAGGTATTACACACATTTGGAACACTTCTACAGGATATTTTGACTTCACAGGTCTTAACGTAGGCGATGTTGTAGATACCCGTATTGACATTCAGATTACCACAGCTTCTGCTAACAACGTAGTTGATGTTGTTATTGAAGCAGGTATTGGTGGTTCTTCGTATAAACTGAAAGTAGGGACGTTCTACTTCAAAGTAGCAGGGACTTATCAAGTCGTGTTCCCAACAACCTTGTATATTGGTGATGCGAATACAAAGAACAATCCAGCACGTATTCTTGCTAAGAACGAGACTACCGGATCTACTGTACAAGTTAATGGATGGTTTACAAAGGTGATTTCAAATGGCTAAGATGACACTGTTGGAAATGGTTCAAGACATCCTCTCGGATATGGTATCTGATGAGGTTAACAGTATTGACGATACAGTCGAAGCTCAGTCAGTAGCAAACATCATCAAGACCACCTACTACAGCATGTTGGCTAATCGTAATTGGCCTCATACTCGTAAGCTGGTACAGCTAGAATCTTCTGGAGATATTAACCGCCCTAACTATGTACGTCTTCCTTCGTCATTGAAGGAATTGGTTTCTATCGAATACGATTGTAAGAAACTTGGTGCAGTTAACAGCGAGTACAAAGAACTAAAATATAAATATCCAGATGAGTTCCTACGTATGGTTTCTCAACGAAAGAGTGGAGATGCTAACGTTAAAACTGTTACAGATTTCAGTGGTGTTAAGCTGTTGATTCTAACAGATAAGGCTCCTGAATACTACACATCTTTTGATGATGACTATGTTGTATTCGATTCCTACGATTCAGCAATTGACACAACTATCGTACAAGGTAAGACTGGATGTATTGCCTACATCACACCTACATGGGTGCGTACTAATGAAGCAGTCCCTGATCTACCAGTAGACGCTTTCCCTGCTCTTCTGTCAGAAGCAAAGAGTGCTAGTTTCTACAATATCAAACAGATGACGAATGAAAAAGAAGAAATCAAGTCTGGTAAACAAAGTAGATGGTTGGCTCGTAAAGCATGGAGAACACATGGAGGTGTTCGTACAGAAGACTATGGACGTAGGGGTAAACGATGATTTATAAGCATAATGGTTTTTTGATTAGTAACAGCAAGAACGCTCCCTCAACCTATTCGATTGCAACCGAAGGTAAAGGAGGAAAGATTCCTAACGTACTGACTGGTTCGTTTACATCTGTTGGTGTTGCTCAGTCTCATATCGATCGATACCTAGAAAGTAAGGTGAAGGCAGATGCCAAAACAAGCGACGAAAGCGGAAGTAAATAATTTTGTTAAAGGACTAATCTCAGAAGCTAGTCCTTTAAATTTCCCTCCTAACTGTTCGATTGATGAAGCTAACTTTGAACTGAATCGTAATGGTACACGTAGCAGACGTCTAGGGTTTGACTTAGAAGGTTCTCATACCTATCTCCCAATTCCTTCAGAGGCTCTGACTTATCAGCTATCGCCTTCCACTTTCAAGTGGACAGATGCTGGAGGTAGAAGTGGAGAGACACTGTTAGCCGTTCAGTTTGCAAACGTAATTAAGTTCTTTGATCTTAATAAAGAGTCCCTTTCTACGGATGGATTGGTTGGAACACTAACACTAGATAGTGCAACATTCCCTAAGAACACTAGATATTCATTTGGCTCAGTTGATGGTAAGTTGGTTGTAGCTGCTGGTATTTCATCTATTGCAGTGATTACCCTTGGAGACGGGTATTCCTTCTCTGTGACTTATGACACATTGAAGACACGAGATGTCTGGGGGGTTGAAGGACTTACTGTAGAAGGTCAGAAATATGAGAGAGATCCTCTCTATCGAGGCAGTACGCTTGCAGTAGGTGGTGTTGATAAACATCACGCATATAATCTTAGAAATCAATCATGGGGAGTACCCCGTAAAGATGAGACAGGGGCTGTAAAAGACCCTTTAAGAATTTTTGCAAACAGTCTAGGAAACAAACTACCCTCTAATTCGGAAACAGTATGGCCGGGATTGCAATACCAACCAGTTACTTCAGGTACACCTTTTGAACGTGTTTACCCAAGCCTGTATGATGATGCACTTGGGGCCGATATTAAAGCTCCTAAAGGGTATTTCATCATTGATGTAGTTAATAGGGGGGTATCGAGAACAACTGAGATGAAGGCCAATGAAGCAAGGTATACTACTATTTGGCCTTATGGTTATCCGGATAGTGTAGATTATACCAACGGAGGATGTTCAGTAATCTCTGAATTTGCTGGACGTATCTTCTATTCTGGATTTTCTGGAAAGACAATTGGTGGAGATTCTCGTAGTCCAACACTCAATAACTATGTCTTCTTCTCTCAGTTGGTTAAAAGCTACCCTGACTTCTTTAAGTGCTACCAAGAAGGAGACCCTACATCGAGAGATAACAACGATATTGTAGATACCGATGGAGGCTTCATTCGTATTGCTGGTGCAGATAAAATCATCAAGTTGATTAACCTTGGCAACTCTCTCGTTGTAATCGCTACAAACGGAGTATGGGCAATCTCAGGTGGATCAGATGATGGCTTCAAGGCAACTAACTATCGTGTCGATAAGGTAACTACTTTTGGTGGTATCTCCGAGCAATCCGTTGTTGCAGAAAAAGCAAGAGTGTTCTATTGGTCTGAAGAAGGTATTAACGTAATCACACGCGATCAAGTAGGAAGTTTGATTTCTGAAAACATTACTGATCCAACAATCAAAACCCTTTATCAGGAAATTCCAACAGAGTCTCGTGAAACGGCTATCGGAGAGTACGATGTCATTGATAAGAAGATTCGTTGGCTGTATACAGACTCCGAGGGTATTACAAATGAACTTATTCTTGATCTACTGCTAGGAGCTTTCTATCGTCATAAGATTAGTACACTTGCGGTAAGTGCTCCAAGAGTTGTTGGTGTTTTTCAATCTACCCCGTTCAATACTGTGTCGGCTACCGATTCGGTTTATTCTGGTACGGATTTGGTTATGTCTTCTGCTGATGAAGTTATTGTTGATATTCAGCAAAGAGGCTCTTCATTTGTTTCCCTGAAATATCTGTGTTTCGTAACAATCTCAGGAGTGCCTTCGTACACCTTTGGTAACTATCGAAATACAGCATTTAGAGATTGGGAACGAATTGACGGTGTAGGAGTGGATGCTAAAGGCCACATGCTAACAGGTGCTCAAATTGCTGGTGACTCGTCGGTACAGAAGCAAATTCAATATCTGACAATGCACTTTAAGCGAACAGAGGATGGATATGTAAGTCCTGGGGTTCCTCGTAATCAGTCTTCCTGCTTGGTACGAATGCAATGGGACTGGTCTAATACTAGTTCATCTAGTAAATGGTCTGCTCTTAAACAGGCATATCGATATGCTAGGGAGCATGTGTACGAAGGAGTTGGCGATACGTTTGATACAGGATTTGAAGTGCTTACAACTAAAAATCTAATCAGAGGACGTGGCAGATCGTTTGCTATGTATATCGAAACAGAAGCTGGAAAAGATTGTCAGCTATTAGGATGGAGTGTAGCAGCAGATGGAAATAGATTCGTCTAGGATTATTTTCTTTTCAGATAAAACGTTTACATTCGAGTACAGTGAGTTTGGAGGGCTCCTATTCATTCATTGTAATATCTCGTCGTGGAAACTTTCAGTTCTGAAAAGAATGTATAAGGTATTTGGTGAATTTGTTAATACGATTAGCGGAGAGTTTTATACTATTACCCCTAATCCTAGATTCGCTAAATTGTTCGGAGGGGAGGTTGTACGAACTGCCACTCTAAATGGAATTAAATACGAGGTAATAAAATGGGAATTGATCCAATCTCCTTAGCCCTAGGAGGTCTTGCGGTTGCTTTTACAGCTAAATCTATGTCAGACGCTGAAGACGCTGAAGACATGCAATACGCTGCTGCTCAAGAGCAAAAGAGAGCAAGACAGGAACAAGATGCCTCTAACGCATCACAAGCAGCAGCAGAGAAGCGCAGACAGATCCGAGAAGAACGTGTTAGACGTGCCAGAGTGTTACAATCGGCAGCCGCTACAGGCACTACTGGAAGCTCTGGAGAAATTGGAGCTATTGGCGGATTAAGTACACAACTTGGAGCCAACCTGGGGTCTAACCTTGGGGCGCTGCAAACAGCTAAGAACATTAGCATCTTCTCTCAAGCCTCGGCAGATTTTATGACACAAGCCAATGCACTACAAGCTGATTCTCAGTTCTGGGGACAAATGGCTGGCCTGTCAATGCAAGGGGCAAGTATGGCTATGCCAACAGGTAAAGGAAAATAATGGAAGACAATAACCTCTTCGATACGTTTGACGAAGAAGCTACTACTAACGCAAACATTCTCGATTCAATGGCTCCTGTGGCTAGTGCTGATCGTACACCAGTTGCTACGATTCGGAATAAGGCAGCAGCCATTGCAATGCTAAAGGGCGGAGATACCGTACAAAGCTATCGAGATGTTATTGCTCATGCAGAATCTGGAAAGCCTATTTCTGAGTCTCCTTTGGCTCAAGCAGTAGATGTCAACACTCAAGACTTGGATTTGAAAGGAACCATGTCAGTGTTGAGTGATTCCTCTGTTCCTTTTGAAACTAAGAAACAGGCAATCCAAAACTTCCGTAAACCTTCTCCAATCAATTCTCACACAGGTGTTCTGCTATCACAAGCAATTGCAGCAGATAACGAAGGAGAAACTGAGCAGGAAGAACAGGCACGTACATCAATTACTGAGAACATGCGTGATGCTATTGAGCAACGTATCAAACAACAGCAATTGATTAACAATTTCAAAATTGGTACAAACCCCGACTATAACAAGGCTTTGAGAGAAGCTATTGTTGGTGAGTTGGTTCCTGGATTCATGAGTGAAATGTCAGCACGAATGGAAGAAGGAAGTCTGTGGGAGAAAACCAAGGCTGCTCTTGGCCCAGGAACAACCATCCGTAAAGAGCAAGAAAAGCTGTTAGAGCTTCCTCCTCGTGAGGCAACAGCTAAGATCATGGGATTGATTGATCGTCTTAAAGACCTTGATGGTTTCCTCATCAGTGACGATGACACATATAATAAACTTCAGTATCTGCAAAACTATGCAGACGGAAGTGTTATGTCAACTCCAGAGGAAGTTCTTCTGAACCTGGACCCTTGGTTGTCAGTTCTAGGCCTTGCTGCCACACAAACCGTTAAGGGCAAGATTGCTCTCCGTCTTCGTAATAACAAAGAGGCCCTAGAAGCCGCTCAAAAGGTAATTGGCTCTCCTAGTATTCCTGAAGAAATTAAATCGACTGTGAAGGCTTCTAAGGGCCTTCCTGAGGCTCCTGTAAGTAAGGTTTCCGTCCCCGATCAAGCTGTTGCTGCTAAAGCTAAACAAATTGCTTCCTTGGAGAAACAAAAAGCTGATTTGTTGGGAGATGTTAATCTGGCAGGAAAGGGTGATGTTAGGAACATTCAGGCAGAACTGTCTACATTGGAAAAGCCTACAACCACTGCTTCAGAACTCGCTGCTACATTGAAGAAGGGCAATCCACGTCTGTCTGCTAAAGATGCACGTGTAGAAGCTGCTAAGCGTGTAGACGAAGAGATGCAAGACTATCTGGCTAAGCGTTCCCGTTTGGAATCGATGCTGGAAACTAATAAGGCTTCAGCTACAACTGAACAGAAAATTGCTTCTTTGGAAAAGCAAATTGCAGAACTGAGCAAGGGGATGCCTTCTCAAGCTGGTAGTGTAGAGAATAAGATGGTTTCTCTGCTGCGCTCTATTGAATGGAACCAAACAGTACGTATGGACTTGCCTGGAGCTGTCGCTAATGTTATTGGTTCTGCCAACCCACAGATGGCTCGTGGTATGTTTGCTTCTGTCGTAAAGGCTCCTGATGACACTGCTGCTAAGGCTCTGTATGGGACAACTAAAGAGGAAGCTGTTGTTGCTAACTTGGCTCCTCAAATTGTTGCTCCTGATGGATCAGTTGTTACGAAGGTTCCTGAAATCTCTCGTGGACTTACCGCTCCTGAAGCAATCTCTCGATTTGTTAAAGGTGGAGAAGGTCTTGAGTTTAAAGGAAAGGAACTCGCAGGTGCATTTCAACTTGCTAAAGAACGCTTCAACAATGCTCCTGGCTTGGTTGCTAATGAGGCAATGGGTGGAATTCGCACTAGCGAAAGTGGTGATGTAATTGCATTCGATGCCGTATTTGGTACGAAAGAAGGGGGATTCCCAACAGCTAAAGAAGCCCTGGAACAGGCTAAGTATTCCCTGCAAAAGTTTGGAGTAACTGACGATCAAGTTGAGATTCTGTCTTCGGATGGGGTAGCACATCGTCCAGTTAAGTTGTCTGATGTGGGA